CATACGAGTTTGTGCAAACACATCATCATAGTTTGTTTTGGTGTCATATGCAAGAGTGATTGCTAGTTCAAGAAGTTTCAACTTATCATCAAGCTTCAGAATCAAGTCCACATCTTTAATGTTATACTCAATAAACTTCTGATAGTTTTGGCGATACAAAGCATGAAGACTATCATATTCATCATATGCAATCTTACCTTCACCAAGTTCTACTTGTGCGATGTTATCAAGGCGATACGATTCTTGTGACTTACCGCCTGGCGCATACCACTTGTATAGTTCAATATAATCTAATGCACATACACCGAGAAAATCATATGCGATTAGTTCACGATTGTTAACATTAGCTTTACGCTCGGTAATAATATTCCAAGGAGATAGTTTTCTTGTTTCTTCTTCGTTTAATATTTTACGAAAACGATTAACAATATAAGGCATATCAAAGAACTTAATATTCCAGCCTGTAATGATATCAGGACAATTTGATTGCCAATAGTTTAAGAAGTTCTTACAGAGCCAGTATTCATCAATACACTTGATATATTTTTCTGTGCCTTTAACTTCATAATCACCACAACCAAAGACTACACAAGTGCCATCAAAATACTTAATACAGATTGCTGTGATTGGTTGACTTGCGATGTATGGGTCAGGAAAACCATTCTCTGAACCAACTTCAATATCAACTACACCGATTGATATTTGATCCATCTCCCAATCAACCATACCTCCATGTTGTTCGGTGATGAAAGCATATTCAAATCTATTCATGCCATAGATTTTGAAATTTTCTACTTCATCATATCGTTTAATGAAATCTCTTGCATCACGAATACCACCAAGTTTAATTGGTTCAAGGTTTTCACCTTTCAATGTTTTCCATGGTGATTCTTTCTTAGAAGGCAAAAACAAAGTAGGCGAGTAATCTATTTTAAATTTTACTCGCCTACCATCTTCTACGCCACGATAAAGTATGTTGTTGCCTACGCTGGCAACGGATGTGTAAAATTTACTCACACAGTTTAATCTCAAATACTGAACCTTTTGGTTGTTCTAAAGCAAACTCTGAAGCTAACTCAAGAGAATTAAATTCTCTATGAACTACAATAGTTGAATTTGGAATACAATAAGAGACTCTATACATTTACTCTTGTCTCCGCATCTAAAACACCAATAGCAACCCATCTTTTTGGGAACAACATCTCACGACCACGGAAGTCGTTCATGCTCTGTGATGGATCTTGCATCCATCCTAGAACTTCTATTTTATTATCAAACTCACGCAAGAACAAATCATAACGATCCGCTCTTGGAAGTCTGAACTCAACTGCTAATCTCTTAGCTAAATCACGAGTGTTCATAATCACTTTCTTAATTGATAACACGATATAAGCATTATAACATAGTTAATGTTAAAGTGCAAGGCTTATGTTAGATTCTTACCTAACTCAGATTGATAAGTTCTTTGTCTTAATTCGGAAGAACTAAACCGATGGGTACGAGAGTTGAACCAAATTTTGATATCACGGTCTTCACAGATTTGTTTACCTGTAAATTCTTTGTCTTTGTATTCTTCACCAATAATGCGAACACTAATAGGCAAGAACATTAACATATCTTCAAGGTCTTTTTCGGTATTGTAAACAATGATTTCATCCACAAATTTAACCGCAGAGAGTTGGACATATCGTTCAACAATAGATTGAACTGGTTTGTTTTTGGTTCCAGGTCTATCAATAGATGGGTCGCTTTGAACACCAACAATTAAATAATCACAAACTTGTTTACATTCAGCCAACATAAGAATATGTCCTGCATGAAGCAAATCAAAAGTTGAACAGGTGAAACCTACTGGTTTGCCTATCATATTATCTGGCATAACTAACATAATTTATTCTTTCGTTAATTCTGGATGTTGAGTGATATTTTTAAGATGTACTGCACCATCCACCATAGATATACTTAGTACATCATCAACTTTCCATCCAAGGTCTTGTATCATTTCTTCCGAGAATTGTAATATTGCATCACCATTTTCACAAATCTCAACTACTTCTGCACTATATTTGTTCAATTTTTACTCCTGCTTTTTCCAAGAACTGTATGCCATCTTCGTTACGATAACTATTACGATAGTAAATAGTATTGATACCAGATTGGTAAACCAATTTGGCACAGTCCAAACAAGGTGAGTGAGTAACAAACATAGTAGCACCAAGTCCAGATTCAGTAGATTTTGCCAACTTTGCGATTGCATTAGTTTCAGCATGAAGAACCTCCGGTTTAGTAGTAAGAAATTTTATTTCACCATTCGGCCATTTAAGTTCATCTTCACAGTTGTTATCCCAACCAATTGGCATGCCATTATATCCAATAGAAATGATGCGGTCATCTTTTACAATGACCGCACCAACATGCAGTCTCCTTGCAGTAGAACATTCAGCGAATGTCTCCGCAGTTTTCATGTATGCGTTAAGTAGCTTCTGCTTCATTACTACGTTTCTTTTTCTTTTCAATCTCTCTTGAACCAGAAAGTTGAGCTTGAATCATTGCATTTTTAAATTCATGCCGTTCAACTGGATTAATCATCGTAGCCATAAACCGTTTTACTTGTTTATTCAATTTGAAATTACTATTAGTTTTTATCATTACACTTCTACATATTTAAGGGTGAAAGAATCGGCTCTATCTTCGTAGCCATCGTAACCTCTAGGATTACAAACGATGCGAGTAGAACCAACCATGTAATCAAAGTCCTCATGAGTATGTCCATGAGTCCACAATTTAATTTGTGGATGGTCAACAATGAAATCGTCTAATGATGAACTGTAAGCACCATTCATTAGTGTATCGTGTTTATAACGAGGATGAGTAGACAACTTGCTAGGTGCATGATGACCAACAACAACAAACTTTTGGTCAAACTTACCTTCAATAACAGTTTGAATATAACCAACCGCTTTCTTGTGGTCATCATATGCATCTTCTGGTGAAAATGTAGATGGTTCTTGTTTTTTCTTTTCGCCAATTTTAATAGCGAAACCAGCTTCATTATGATTATACTTTGGTCCGTTTTTACCATCTTCTGTCCAATCAGGATTTGGTTCATAAAGTGGAACAGTACGAGTAAGCATACGAGCAGAATTACTCACACAACGGAAGTCATTCATTCTTTGTCTGACATGTTGCATGGTCATATCATTGTGTTCGTTCATATCAGTCCACAATGTACCACCAACAAATGTTACATCATCAATCACTTTAGTTTCTTTGTCAAGCAAATAAACATTACTCAACATATTAGATTCCAACATTGATTTAATTTGATTTCCGCTTGTGGCAAAGTCACCATTATAGTGTTCATGGTTACCCATAATATAAATCACATGCGGAAATTGGAATGAACATCGTTTGAAGAAATCGGTAATACGATGACTTCTTGCACCTTCAAAAAGATTATCTTTATCTGGTCTACCAATGTCGGCAGCCACACAGATATCACCACCGAGTATCAACACATCGGCATTATCGGTGTTTTGTAAATTGATATCACCAAACTCAAGGTGGAGGTCGGAACAGATTGCGATTTTCATAATATAATTTTTTAATATTTGGTTATTATAACACAAAATATAAGGAAATGCGGCAATTAACCGCACCTTTTAGGCAAAGTTTATTTATTCAAAATTTCGTTTGGTTTCTTACCGATGTTATATTTTTGTATTAATTCCCATTGATTTTTTTCTTTAAAAGCAATGATTTTAATTTGATGCAAAGGTGCAACATCTTCACCGATTATTTGAGGATTTGTAATGTTTACTAGACCCCATTCTTCCAGTAGTTTTGCAATTGCATTTCTCCCTTGAATGTCATTCTCAGAGATGTTTGTTGGTTTACCATCTAATGCAAATAATTCCTTAAAATGCACCAAATAATAATGACCTTGTTTATGCAAGATATGGACTGATTGATATAAAACTTTTTCTTTGCGTGAGGATACACCAATTCTAGTAAGAGTTTCTTTTACTTTCAGAAAATCATCTTGCTCATTGAGTGTTACCTCAACGAACTTAGTTAAATCTGCCATTTCACTTTCCTAATCCACCGATATCGGTTTGTTCTTTTAATTGTTGGATTTGTTCATTACTTAGTAGGCGTAGAGCTTCACGAGCTTTGGTATCTGAGAAACCATAGGTGGCTTTTATACATTCTATATCTTCACTTTTTTCAGACTTTACCCACTTTGCAAAAGGTCTTTTCTGTGACCTTATTGTATTTAGAAAAAAATCATATTGCAATTTTTTATCCAAGTGGTGCCTACGATTCATTTCATTGGCGTAGGCGATACAGTCTTTATGATAAGAAAGAGACCGATTGATTAGAAATGGAGCATAGCCTTTCTCAGACTCTTCATCTACAATCAAGTTCTTTTTACCATATAAAATTTGATTTACATAGTCAAACGGATTCATTATATACTTTCATACCAAAATTCAATTCCAGTTAGTTTCTTTCCGTGGTTCATCCACGAAACCATATCTTGTAATATACCCGTATTCTTTAATTTCAAATAGTTTTCGGTATACATATAGTCATCATTTTCTCCATCTTGGCCACCTTGTTGGCGTTTAAAGATACGATTACTAGAATTTATGTTGTTGACAAAATCTTCTTTATCTATCCAATTCATACGAAAATGATTGTCAAAATTCACTCCAAGAATTATCAACCTATCCCAATCTTTATGACAAGCAATATGATTAAAGATAAATTTATCTTTTTGTGTACTTAAACTAAATTTTATTTCAGTTTTATAACCATCAATTACTTTATCGTGACCAGGATTTAATCTATCACATACTTCACAACCCATCTCACGCATTATTTTTGCGACCAAAGATTGGCCAAAAAAACCCATTTGAGAAGCACTAAGTTTTAAATAACCTTCAAAGTTAGTTCCTGTCCAAGGGTCATCTAATTTAGATTTAATATAATTAATAAGAGTATAATCTTCAAAGAAAATATCTAAAGAATTAATCTCTTTCATAACATTCTTATTAAACCAATTGTATCAATAGATGTTAGCAGAATGTAGTTAGCCAACATGCCAAAGCTTTTACGAGACCAAGCAGCCCAAGCATAAATGACACACCCACATATCCAGACAGGATATAATGCAAGAAGAGGTGGGTTAGGGACTGTGATTGCCATCGTGATAGAACAACCAATAGACACAGCCCAACCAATGAGCTCAGCAATAAAGCGGTATCTATTTGAAGCATAGTCATCTTTAATCCAATCAAATGTCGGTTTTAACAAATCAATCATTTGAACTCCAATGACACCATCAATTCTGTTAAGCAAGCAACAAGATTAATTTCTTGGTCTGCAACGAAAGCTTGTTTGTATTGATAGTCAGCGATGATAACAACTGCTTGAGGAATAGATTGAGGTTTTAATACTTCATATAGATTATCATACAGTTTACGATAGAGTGAAGCAGGATCAACATCATTACTTGCAACCCATTTACGAATTGCACCAAAGTCTTTGTCTTTGATAAACTTAATGATATCAGAAAGTGATACATCAATAATCTGTGCAAGAACACCAGTATCAATCTTGCCAAACTTTGAGAACCTTTGCAGTTCATTAATCACACGGCGAAAATCAGGAAAGTGTTTCTTGATTAACTCAGCAACAACTGGTGTTTCATATGTGATTTCTTCAGCAGATAGAATGGTTTGAATACGCTTAAAGAATTGAGTAGCCATAGATGACTTCTCAGAAGCTTTAAGTGTGAATTCAATAACGGCACACCGACTATGTAATGGTTCAATGATTTTGTTTTTGAAGTTACAAGTAAAGATGAATGAACAATTACCAGCAAACTCTTCAATTGCATTTCTAAAAGCCGCTTGAGCATTGGCAGAAAGATAATCTGCTTCATCAATAATGATGACTTTGCGACCACCAGTAAAAGACATTGATGATGCATAGTTGGTGATTTTGTTTCTGACCATATCAATACCGTTCTCATCAGAACCATTGATAATCATAAAATCACAACCGATTTCATTACACATGGCTTTCGCCACAGTAGTCTTACCAACGCCTGCACCGCCAGTAAGTAGAAGATTAGGTATGTTCTTTTGAGTAACATACTCCTGAAACGGTTTCTTTAGCCGTTCAGGAAGAATACAATCTTCAATATTTTTAGGACGATATTTCTCTGTCCATAATAAATGTTCCATACACAACTTTCATAATATAATTAAATTTCATCATGCCATTTAAAGCCAAGAAAATACTTGGCCATAAACCTGATGAGAGCATTTGGTTTTGTAGGTCTATACACAAACATAGAGTCTGAGATTTCCCACTTACCAACATTCTTCGTAGAAGGCTTCACGACAAATGAGCTGGTTACAGGTAGAGACCAACTGGTTACGCCTGTACCACTAATCAAAACACTACCACTATATGCAGTAGTATTCAATTGTCTCTTTCGCCATTCAAGAATCCATGTTTCACTTGGAGTAAAATCTAAATTCAATTCAGCTTGTTCAGTTAATGGCCAAAAATAATGAATCTCAATTTGTTGCATTTTTCAATTCTTCAATACGGTGTTTTAATACACCGGCTGCAGTATTGAAATGACCAGTGCCTTCTTCCATCGGTTTGAAGTAATTTCGCAAAAGAAGAGCTCTCTCCATCTCTAATACAGCAATGTATTTTTCTTTTGTGATATCATAACTTTCAAAATCAAATTGGTCCATGATTAAGCCTTTTCAAACTTAGAACCGGCCTCAGTTGTGATCCAATATTGTAGATTGGATTTTTTATTCTTAAAGTGAGAAATACCTTTAGAAGAGATTTGAACATCATAACTACCAGCCAAAACTTTAGTGATATTTTCTGTTTTGAAAACCATACGATACTTATCGCCATTACCTTTTGCAATTTCAAGTGCATCGGTGTGAGCAGCATCATTTGATGTATCAAGTGTAGCAATGTTAATATTTTCACCATCAGATTGAATTGCAATTTGTGGTGAACCTAGAACGGATGCACTACGCAAAATCCAATCAAAGTCTTCAGCCGTCATCTCAAAAGAGATTTCGGTACTAGGCATCGTTAATTGTTTTTCAGGTGGGACTGTAAGCATAGTAGGCTCACAGAAGCGATAATTTGTTTTACTACGACCTTTGTTACCAATGATAACAGCAGACTTCTCAGTAAACTCAAATGTTGGAGTATCTTTATGTAAAGACACCACAGAAAGAAATTCGTTTAGATTGTAAACGCCAAAGTCAGCAGGAATTTCTTCATTGATTGTAGCCTCAGCCAAGATATTTTTACCAGAAGATACAGTCTTTAAAACTTTACCTTTCTTAAAGTAAATACCTTGATTGATGTTACCAAAGTTTTTTAGAACACTCAAGGTGTCATTAGATAGTTTCATAATTTTCTCCACAAAAAAATAATATAAGTCATTATACAACACTAACGAACAAATTGCAAGACCTTTTTAACTTCATTGCCTAATTCGTCAAGTGTACCATTGTTGTATATGGTATAATTGAATTCAGAACCTACCCAATCCCATTCAGATTGATGTATGCCTTTATCTTTCATTCCCATAATTGCTGATGAGAATCCATCAGCTGCATCTTTAGCAAGGTCGTACCATTCAGGTTCATCACCACGCTTAACACGCACAATTATTCCACCATTATCTTGAATATAGTTTATTTCATTTTTAAAACGAACATCAGTAACTACAACGTCTTTACCTTTTGCACGATTTAATAATGACATAACCCAAATATCTTGGTGAAACACATTTCTTCCTGCTTCTGTTCCCATCAGTTGCAAGGCATATCTTGGCGTGAAAGAATAACCAAATTTTTCACTCCAAAAATTGTCTGGTTCTTCACGCCATTTACGAGAAACTTCAGTATCACCTTCTAGTAACTCTCTTGGCCAACCGAACATCATTGAGCAGGCATCTTTTAAAGGTTTAGCGAAACTGTCTTTAACATATCCGTGAGATTCAAATATATCACCAACAGTTCCTTTACCAGAACCAATAAAACCTACCAACCCAATAATCATAGACGGCCGGTATAGTTTGCAACAGCAGGCATATTACCAGTAAATGCGTAACTACCAATATGTTGTGTTCGCATCCAAGGACAGAGATAAATTTGTCCACCCATTTTACGCCACATTTGACAGAACATATAATCTTCTGATAGATAGCGGTCAGAACCACCACCAACAATAGATTCTTTGGTGTCAATTACAGTATCAAAGTAAGCATGAATATATCGTGAACCATCAAAGTTGGCTTGGCCAACATGGTCTGGTTTATATTTGATAGTTGGATATTCCACTGCCATCTTTTCAAACACATGGCGTTTAATCATCATGTGACCAGTTCCAATTTCCATAACTTCTAAAGGTTCAGTTACTTGAAATTGATTTGTACCTTTTACGACATTGAAAACATATTCACCAACAACATTCTCAAGTTCTTTAGGATCCAAATTTGGATGTTTGCGAGCAGTTTCAGCAATATTACCCCAGTTCATAGATTTCTTAGGATAGGGGCCACCAATAACATCTTTATCTAATGCCATTAATGCAATAATATCTTGTGGTGAAAAGTGAATATCTGAATCAATAAACAGCATGTGTGTGTAATCTGTACGGAGAAACTCATCAACAAGATAATTACGAGCTCTTGTGATTAATGATTCGTTAAACAGGAAAGAAAACTTAGTTTCAATTCCGTAACCCATCATGGTGGTCTGTAAATCAAGGCAAGATTTTACATATAGACCGCAAGCCATACCGCCATACATCGGTGTAGCAATGAACAATTTGTTCTTTTTTAATTCTTCAACGTTTACTTGAATTTCCATATTATATCCATAAAATAAAAAAAAGGAGAGATACTAATATATATCTCTCCTTATTCTCGGATTAGCCTTTAATTAGGCAAATGCACGCTCACCTTGTGAACGGATAGAGGCAATGCCCGCTGCAACCATACGCTTAGTTGGTTTACCCAAGCGATAGAAGGACACTTTCTCGCCACTTGCATTGATGCGAGTGTTCAAGTAAATTGCGTTACCTTCATTACGCAACTCATTGATAGTTGCGGATGGGTTTGCAACACCGAAAACTGACTGCATTTTGTTTGCGGTCAAGGTGTTGTATGCACTATCTTTAGAAAGATAGGCGAGGACTTTTGATTTAACTGACATTAGGAATACTCCATAATAAACACGAATCGCTGAAAGAACAATTATTTAAGAGGCGATTCAATCTCTCAAATGTGGTAGTATTATAACATAATACCTGAGAGATAGCAAGCATTTCTTAGGCAATTAATAAACATTCGCCTCAATTAAAAAGGAACATCTTCATCTTCCTCTTGTTCTGCATCTGGATTCTCTTTAGCAGTAATTGTAGAGGCAAGAATCACTTCAGTATTTGCACCTGCATCAACTTTGGTATACAAGTCAAGGAATGATGCCTTAGTATCATCATCAAAACGGTTCAAACACAAACTAATTGCTTTCATCTTATCACCAAAGATACCGAATGTTTCAACAATGTGAACTAAACGGCGAGTGGAAATCACTTCGTCACATCCGCCATCCGCAAATGTTTTACGAATCACATCAGCCCATGTAACAAGTTTTTCAGCAAACTCATTATCGGCACGGCCAACAGAGGTCAATTCTTTTTCAATAATCTTACGCTCTGTCTTAACAGGAGGAAATTCTTGTTCCATTGTTGTACGGAATCTTTCCAAGAAGGCTTCGTTAAGTACATTAGTAAACATATAACGACCATCATCTGAACCTTTACCTTTTGTATTTGCAGTAGCGAATACGGTAAAGCCTGGAGCAGGAGAAATTAATTCGCCTTTCTTTTTCAACATGAATGGTTTGCCTTCAAGCACCCGTTGTAATGAAGAAAGGTTCTGAGCACCATAATCAATTTCGTCAATACATAAAACGGCACCTTGACGAGCAGCCGTTGTAACGGGGCCGTCACGCCATTCCATATTACCATTAATCAGAACATAGTTACCAAGTAAATCACTTTCATCGGTTTCTGGTGTCATTGATACACAAACGAATTTGCGTTTAGCCTTTGCACAGGCCTGTTCAATAGACATTGTTTTACCATTACCAGAATGACCAGTAACGAAAACAGGGAAAAAACGGTGTGCATTTACAATTGCAAGCACATCTTCAAAGTTGCCAAATGGCACATAATTTTTATATGATTTAGGAATCAAATCAGAAGATTCCAAATCTGTTTGGACATTCTGAATACGATTCTCAGATTT